AAGAAAAAAATAAAGAAGAAAAATTAGAAAAAGCAAAAGAAAATTATGAAGAAAATAAAGACAAGAAACTTGATTATCAAAAGCAATATGCTGAAGAACATAAAGAAGATATTGCTGAAAAGCAAAAAAAATATAGAGAGAAAAATAAAGAAAAATTAGTTGAGCAAAAGAAAATATATAGAGAGCAGCATAAAGATGAAGCCATAGAAAAACACAAAGCATGGCGTGAAGCAAATAAAGAAAAATTAAAAGAACAAAAATCACAAATAATTAATTGTGAATGTGGATATCAATATACATTTGGTAATAAACATAGACACTTACAATCAAAAAATCACATTGATTATCAAAATAAACTTTCCGGAATAATAACTGAACCAGAACAAAAAATAAATGAAGAAGAAAAAAATGAAGTTTTATGCCAAAAACAAAAAGAATATAGAGAGAAAAATTCTGAAAAAATAAAGGAATTTAAAAAAAATTATAACGAAACAAACAAAGAACACATTAAAGAACAAACTCATAAATATTATGAAGAACATAAAGAAGAAATAAAGGCAAAGGTAAAGGAGTACAAAGAAAATAATGAGGAAAAAATTAAAAATTATAAGGAAGATTGGTATCAAAAAAATAAAGAAAAAATATTACAAAAACAAAAAGAAACTTTTACGTGTGAATGTGGTTCAGAAGTTAGATGTTCTGGTAAAGCAGAACATTTTAGAAGCAATAAACATATAGATTTTAACGAACAAAATAAATAATAAAACTAATATTATTTTTATTATTTAATCTTTTTAAATAAGAGCTACTTTGGATATATTTCTTATTATTTTATCTTCTTTTTCTGCATCATTATCTCCAGCATCACCTAAAGCTTCCATATAAGTATTTGAATTATTTACACCTTTTCTCATTTCAAACGCCCATTTTGAAATGATATTTATAAATAATTCTTCTTAATTTTCCGTGTTTTATTTTTCGCTACATATTTTTCTGGTCTTTCATAAGCACCCTTAAAAATATTTCTATATTTTTCTTTAGGTATTTTGCTTATTACATTTTCAATATTCTCCTTTAATTTTATATGAGTTAAACCATCTAATTTTTGTAATCGTGATTTCAACATACTAAAATAATTTTCTATAGAATTGGTAAAATGTTGATATGGAACAGCATATAATATATTGTTATGTTTATTAACTAATTCTTTTATTCTTTCGTTTCTATGACTACTCGCATTATCTAATATAATTAATTTATTTCTTAATTTACTTGTTATATTTTTTTCTAAAAATTCAATTAACCTATCTGTATTTATTCCACCTTTTTCATATAAATCCCATTCTATCACGCCATCAACTGAAATAGCAAATATTCCTGTATATTTTTTGAATACTTCTTGTGATTGTGTTTTTATTACACATCGTTTTCCCTTTTCACTATAACAATGATGTCTTTTTTGTAAAGATTTTATACTTGTTTCATCAATACAAATAATATCTTCTATTTTATACTTCTTTATTTCTTCATAAAATTTCTTTATATTTGCGTTTATATCAATATCCTTACCAAATCGTTTAACTGGTTCGTGTCGTATTCTTGTAATTTTTAATGTAATATTATTATCTTTTATAATTCGGTTAATGTGCGATTTATTTAAATCTACATCAGGGTATTTATTTTTCAATAAATATAATAAATCTTCAATAGTAATAGTTTTATTTTTCTTTAATTCTTGTAATAAGAAATCAATATATTCTTTCTTTACCTTATATGCTACTGGTTTCCTATAATGAATATCAACATTACCATCTTTTTTATATCTTTCAACCCATCGCATTAGACTTCTACGAGAACATTTAAATATTTTACATACTTCTTCTTGTGTTTTATCTTCAACTAAATAATAATTTACAGCAGATAATTTATAATCATTACTTTTATACGTCATATATAATTGTATAACAATAAAACATAAATAATATACACAATTTTTATATACAAAATAAATTAAGCGACATCTTCAAATTCATATACTGCTTTCATCATATCAACTAACTCTTTTATTGTATTTTTTAATTCTTTTATCTCACTTCTCATTTCAATTATTTCATTTTCTAATGAAACCTTTTTTGGTTCTATTTTTGGTTCTTGAGTTATTTTACTTTTTTTTTGTGGATTTTCTTTTCTTGTTATTGTTTCCATTATTTGTTCTTTATCTAACTTTGTTTTTATTATTATTTCTTCAATAGACACCTTTTTTACATACATATTGTATGCTATAGTTCGTTGTCTTCCTCTTATACCACCAATAGTTCTATTGTGTGTTTGTGCTATAATTTCAATATTTATATTTTTATCCAATTCTTGTAATAATGTATTTTCTTCTTCGTCAGTCCATTTTTGTCCGAAATTGGTAGGATAATCTGTATCTGGATTTTTTGTTTTTATCATTTTTAACATAGGACTATCCATTATTTAACTATTATTATTATATAATTTATAATATTTAAACTATTTCAATTTTATATAATCATTTTTTTATAAAAATATATAAAAATATGTTATAATATCAATTCAAATGAATGTTGAAGATTTGTTAAATAAAAATAAACTATTGGAAGATGAAGTTACAACATTAAAAGAAAAATTAAAGAATTATACAGCACCATCTAGAAGCAAAAAATTTTATGAAAATCATAAAGAAGCAATCCAACAAAAAAATAAAGAATATAAGGAAAAAACAAATTATTATACAAATCTTTCGTCTGAAAAGAAAAAAGAATACGCAAGAACAGCATATTTAAACAAAAAAGAAAAAATAAATAAACCAAATGAAAAAACAGAATTGGAAAGTATTTAAGATTTATATAGATTATTCGTTAAATCTATATAAATATAATCTTTAGTAAATATATAGAATGGTGAAAAAGAAGAAGTTGAAAGACGAATTCAAAGAGTTTAGGAATAATGATAAATCCGCATACAAAACCATCAAAACAACGCTCAAATCTGTTTTACTCAATCGTGATTTGGTGCAACCTGTAATAAATAACTTGGTTTTTGAAATGAATAATTTAATGATACATTCTTACCAGTTTATCCGTTTGTATGTATTGAATTGTTATTCCAATAAAACCGCTTTGCCTGAATTTGACGATACTTTTATTTTATACTGCATAAAAACATTAGGCACTCGTGATAACAGAGGAAAGAAAGGTGGTGATACAGCACTGCTTGATAAGTTGGAAAGGTTTTATTTGGAAGAATATCAGCCAGCAGTAAATCACGAGAAAACCAATTTGAAAAACACTACTTTTTTATTACCTTATTTAGCAACACAAATTCATACTTCATTATCCAACAACGCACAAGAACATTTCATACAGCACTTTTTGAGATTTATTAACAAAACAACAACTGCTATAACTGAAGATAAATCCATTTTATTCAAATTGAAACATCAACTGATGAGTTTAGATAATGAAACCAATGAAATATTTAATGAATGGAAAATTACTCATTTACCTAATATTTTCCCACAAAACATTAAAAAATCAATACACTATGATGTGAAAGTTAGACCATTTGAATATTTGAAAGGAATGTTGTATATGAATGAAGTATTAGAAAAGGAAGAACATAAATTATTTCAACCCTTACCTCTACGCAGTAATATTATTCCCAAACATATTATTTTAGATACAGCAAGTTTGGTTAGTTTATTCTGCCCTGAAACAGATAAAGATGGAAACAAAAATAAAAAGGGGGATTTATTAAGTAATCTAAAAGATAATCAACGTGATATTTGGAATAGTTTTTTGAACTTGAACCATAAAGTATTTAAAAACCAACATTATCAGTTTCATAACCAAATACAAATAGATGGTATTTCGTGTTGCTTGTTATTTATTAGAAAAGATTTGAAGGATAAAAAATGGGGTTCAAGAGTTCCAAGCATTCCAGAACAAGATTTTTACAACATTGAAGATTTATCTAAAGAGCAATTAGATACACTAAAGGATAGGAATATAGTTGGTTGCGACCCAGGAAAACGCAGTATTGTTTATATGATGGATAAAAATGGTAATAAACTACAATATACTGCACCACAAAGAAAACGAGAAAGCAAAGCAAAAACAAACCAACGAATATTATTAGAAGAAAAGAAACGACATAAAATTATTGAAAAAGAAACCGAGTTATCATTACAAAATAGCAAATCAGTTGATTATATCAAGTTCAAAACATATTTAGTTGGTAAGGATAAACTGAATAAAGAAACAACCGAATTTTACAGGAAAGAAACTTGGAGAAAAATGAATTTTAGGCAATATAGTTATGGTAAGAAAAGTGTTGATACTTTCTTGAATAAAATTCAAGAAACATTTGGTTCCAATATCCTAATTGGTTATGGAAATTGGAGTAGAAGCACACAAATGAAACATTTTATGCCTACGATGAATAAAGGATTAAGAAAACAAATCCATAAAAAGTATGATACAATAACAATCAATGAATGTAATACAAGTAAAAAGTGTTGCGATTGTAATAAAGACCTTGAATATTACAAGGATAAAGAAAACAAGAAGGTATTTCGTCTTTTAGTGTGTTCTAACTGCGTGAGTTGCGAAAACAAAAAAATCGTATTTAGAACCAGAGATGCTAATTCCTCAATAAATATAATGAAATTAACAAGTTGTTGGATAGATAACCAAACTCGTCCAACGGCATTTCATTCTCATATTTCGTCTTTCACCTGTTCCACTACCAAATAAGAACAGGAAAAAGTAAGACCATCGTAGGTGAAATTCCTACTATTGATTTTACATTTTCTCTTATTTTTTTGCCCAGTAAAATGGGCGTTTGAAATGAGAAAAGGTGTAAAACGCAAATCAAAAATGCCAAAGACGTTAAAAGTCAAATGTTCTAATCCAGCTACCATGGCTGGGCTAACTGGTTGGTATACTGAAATGTTTGAAAAGATGGGATGGATGATTTTAGCCAAAAATAAAGGTGGAATGAATGATAAGATTATTTCTTATAAAAAATCATTAGATCGATTATCTGAAAAATTACAATGTAAAATGAATAATGTTACAGAAGAAGATCATCGTAACGATTTAGCGATTATGTTAGGTAATGTAAGTATCCTGATCTCCCATGCAAAGAAAGATCTATAAAGGAATAACTTTTTTCATTGCTTTTGCAATTGTTTTGCGTATATGCTCTTCCGAGTAACCTAATTTTTCAGCAA